CTCGAATTTCCTTTTGAGCGTGATGGTCCATTCTCAATTGTAAGAAATGCATGAGATTGTGGAGGTCCATTTTCCACACGAAAGAGGTGTAGGTTGATTGTGGTAAGACACCTCGAGCTTGTTCCCTGCAGACACCTTTGTCAAGTAACTCCTGATAAATCTTGAAACTACATTTATAATTTTTAGACATAAGCTCACTCAATTCACTCCCAAGTTCCACAACACCCTCTGATCCTTGGTGATTCACCTCAGATTGTCCACGAAGGACTTCTGGTTCGTAATACTCCTCATCAACGATAGAATACCTGGCAGACATTTCATTTACAGATGCTGTTCGATGTCTCAACCATTGACGAGCGATGTATAGGGGTGCCTTAATACGAAACTTGAACACCACAAGTTCGAGTGGGGAAGTGTGCCAATTGCGGACAAGATACCTAATAAGACCTCGATCACCACGAGTGGTTTTAGTACCCGTTTGGTAACTCACACGGGCACCATCAACGATAGCCTTATCTAGATTCTCTTGGGGCATGTGATCCACCAACTCTACAAATCCATGATCCAATACTTTTTTCATTATAACAATCTATCCGTTATAATCTTTAATAATCACAACTATCATTGAATGGAACCTCACCACAAAAGTCATAAAGTTTATACAACTTCTCTTGTGTTTTTTCGATATCAACCTTCGTCTCATTCAGGGCATCCATGGCATCATCCACAAGTTCCATGAATGTATCGAGCTCATCTAGGGCTACACGATGATTCAATCTTTTACTCTTCTGGGAATGAAAGGCTGATTTGAGACGCTTGTTACCCTTGATAACCTTGTCAAGGTTGGGCTTGGCAGACATTCTAATAGAGAGACTCATTTGTATATACTTTACTTCATATCTTTAATCAACTCACTTAGGTCTCTGTAATATCTCTTTAAATCTTTCATAAATCTTTTATTATTTTCAAGAACTTCACATTCAACTTTGTTTACATAAATCCAAGCTAAGTTTGATTTAGAATACTTTGTCATTTTTTGATTTTCATTTGGTTTCCGAGCCACCAACTTTGTAGACTTTTTCTTTTTTGATGCCGGAGTGACTTCAATTCTATTTACAAATGACAGTGCCTGCATGACAGTGTCTGCCAAGTCATCTTTCTTTTTAGACTTTTGAAATGTTTCAAGCCAGTGTGCGTTCGTCGGTCCACTACGAATAAAGGCTTCACAACGTTCTATCGAAACTTTCTTTCTTTTATTGTATTGTGCCTTCCCGGGACCGGCAACATCCGGAATCTTATGACGAGCATCATAGAGGATAGTTTCAGCTTCCGGGCATTTAATGATAAAATAGGAGTGAAGAAAGTGCATGACGGAAATCATTTTCTTGTTCCGATCAGGTTGTTTTTCAATTAGAATGGTCTTAGCACCCATAACCCACGGGCGAGCATCGAGGTGATCTCGGAGGGATATGTAAAGACCATCCTTATGTTCGGGTGGTACACCAGAAACATCCCAATCTGTTACGAGATTCCCACGATCTTCGTCGAGCATGCACATTGCTAAATTCCGGATACCGACATCTATACTGAGAATCATTTAACTTAAAGAGTGTGTAACTCTTTAACCTAAATGATATCATTCTTCAGTATTTTTTATCGTAAGTCGGTTGTTAAAACAAAAGTAAAAAGTAAAAGGACATGGATACGTGGTGATACTCTAAGGCAGTTAAAGAGTTAATTTTGTTATTGTGTATGTGGTGTTGGTGGTGTTGTCACCCCTTTGAAGGAACACCTTTAAGTATGCCTTTAAGGCATGATAGTCGGAGAAATATTTTCTCTACAAGTGGAAATTACTGTTCATGGAGTTGTATGAAGTCACACGCGATCGAGAAGTATGGATGTAATAGGGGTGGTATTATATGTGGGAACATTACAATGATGCGTCGTAAAATGTATAACCATCTTACTGGTGTAAAACCGGCACCATATAGATATAGACTCGCAGTCTTTGGTGGTGATTTAACTATAGAACAGTTCAGAGAAAATCAAACACGAGATACCAATCAACTTCCAGTGAAAATTGCAACTAAACCGTATACGGATAATATGATACCCTTTGTTTCAAACACAAGAAAGATGGATGAAATAAAGAATGCGAACTCTGATAACAGTTCACTAAAACTAAAAAGAACAAAACCATTAAAACGAAATCATAATAATCTAGAATCTGCACTAGGACTTATCATTACTCCCAAATCCTAGCATCCTCTTTTGTTTGGCTGTTGGTATTGATTCTGGTAAATTTACGGTTTTTTTACTATGAACCCAGCGTTCACCATCATGTGCGACCCAGCATATATCATACTTCTCCATCGCTTTTCTACATAAGACACATGGTAATGATATACCGTCACCGTACACAGTTTTTCGTCCCACTATTAAATGACCATATTTTCTCTGTACCCATTCAGAAAAATGATATGGTTTATGACCCTTTCTCAAACATTCTCTATACAATCTTCGAATGAGTTGTCGTTCTGCACACATATGGTTAGTGCTTTCTATTGAAGGTCCTCTAGACATGGAACCTATAACTGTACAGTATTTCATACCTGACAATTTAAACAATTTGTTCCGTCGTATACAAAATCACAAATATCACACTCACTTAGGGCTTTAATTTTTATTTTCGGTACGAGACCTTGCGCAAATCGTTCAAGTTCTTTCACTGTATATAATCCGTATTGGATCATAACACTCAGAGAAGGAAATCTCATATATTTGAATTACGCTTCAGCTTTTTATATCACTTTAGGCATGGGAGACATTCTGCCACGGCTTTGTTCGTCTTGAGCATCATTGCGAAACTGTCAACCATAGGGGGGACCAAACTCTTGAGAACAATCTCAAACTCACTGTCCTTTTCACCATCATCTATTTGTTCGATGAGATGATTGAGAATAATGATAACTAACTTCTTCTTCTGAGGTCCAGGTAGTTTCTTGAACTTGACACTTTCCAGCATCAGTCTACTTAGGATAGGGGGGATATCCTCTTTAGTGAGACCATCATCAATATACTCGACACGAATTTCTTCGACAGTCTTCATGACACTCTGTGCATCAATCTTTCCAGCAAACTTTTGTAAAATGGCATCCATTATATAATATTTATATAATATAACATAGAATGGAATTTAATGATATTATCGCGACTGCTGCGTTTGGTATAGGTTTTATTCAAATGTATTCTGACGTACAAAATTCTGATGAACTCACTAAAAAATCAAAGAAGCGAATACTACTAGGAGTTATAGCGAGTATATTATGGCTTACTTATCAATCTAGGAAGTATGGAATTAACACAACAACGATGTACACGACGATCGGTCTTATCGTACAGTTGTTTTTACTGAACAAAATATTGATAAAAGAAATTAAAGAATGATGTCATATATAATTCAGTAATGAGTTCTATCACTTGTGCACCCGTAAAGTTTTCGTATTACAAGCGTTATCAGACCAAGCGTAGTACACGTTCTTCCTATAAGGTTCGTTCATCGAGTGAACCTTCGATCGAACCATATCAACCACAGACTCGATTCGCCGAGGTTCTCAATGGTCGCGCTGCTATGCAAGGTGTTCTATGGGGTTCTCTAAACTGGATGATGACAGGTAAAAATGTCATTCAGCAGGTTGAGGATCCCGGGTATGCTATCGCTGCGACTGGTGTTGTTACTACATTGGCACTCGCGTCGTTGTTCACAGCCGAAAACTTCAGCATCGAGAAAATTGGAGTATTCACCCCCGATGCTGAGCTCAAGAACGGTAGGTTGGCTATGCTTGGGTTTATCGCCTTGTTCGGGTTGAGTGCCATGTAACCTATAAATTCAATCATTTTAACTTTTTCTTCCATTGAAAATGTCCCTGCTCTACGCATCACGTAGGCCAAGAACATCATGAGAATATAAACATTATAAACAATTTGATTTGTCATCTAATTATACTTAACTTAATTTATTAGTTGACTTAACTCCTTTAGTG